TTATTTCACGCTCAGTCTTGGTTGATTCATAACCTTGTTTTACTAAAACATCTTTTCGGTAATTAAAACGATGAAATCTATGCGTACCGATACAATACCAATAATTAGGTTGGGTTGTTAATACATGTTTAAAACCCAAATTTTTATAACTATTACCATTAAAATATCTTTTATCTGCAAATGTTATAACCTTCGTTGGATTTATTTCATTTATAAAATGGGTATATAATTTTTGTATAGCACCAATAACAACAGTATCTATTTTACTACAAAAACGAACCATTTCATAATATTCTTCTTTTTTAGTGCCAACACCTAATCTATTTTTCGAGAAACACATAATTGAAACCAGTTTTCCATCAAAAAATAAACCATGTCTAATATTAGAATTACAACCACCCTGCAAATGATTTTCATTTAAAAAATTAATACATTCCGAATTAGTAATATCTTTAATTTTACATTTTCTAGCATAAATCTTATTACTAATATAACCCAATTTGTTCTTAATCATTGAGGTTACAATTGGTAATTTATGTTTAATTTCATCTTCAAAAAAATGAAGTAATTCTATACCGTTTTTTTCAGCTGTAAGTGTTTTATTTAAATGATATTTTGAATCTTTAAAGAGTTCTGAGTGCCAGTATAAACCATTCAACTCAATACCAATCTTATTGTTTAATACCACATCAATTTCTTCACGGCCATTTAATAATGTTGTTACGTTTTCGGAAATTATTATCTCTTTATTTATTTTTCGTATTTCATTTACTAGATTTATTTGATCTGTACTAATAGATGAAAAACCTATTGGATTACATTCAATACATACATTACTTTTATATTTAACCCGTTCTCTGAATAATGATTTTGTTGTTGTTACAAAACCGTGTTTTAAACAATTAAATGTACATGTATCTTTTGTGTTTTTACTCAAATCAAATGTATATTGATCGTATTTACTATAAAATTGATCAGCCATTAATAATTTAAAACTATTTGTTTTGGAAAAATTATCGGTACCAAATTTTTTTATTGACGTTTCTTTAGCTAGTTCGATATTATTATAATTTTCGTCGCCATATCGTTCAAGTTTTGTTTTTTTACCTTTTCCAATATTATTATAATTTTCATTACCATATCTCTCAAGTTTTGTTTTTTTAACCTTTTCATTAAAACTATCATGTTGTCCATAAAATTCAACACCATGTTTGGATAAATTACCCTTTTTAACTCGATCCTTCATTATATCTTTATTATCGTTTATACAAGATAATGAACAAAATTCACCATATGGTTTATCGAATCGTTCTCGAAATTTAATACTATTTCCGCATACTATACAACTTGGGCGTTTAGTTAAATTATTATAATAAAACCAAATAGATTCTTTGAATGATAAATTTAAATCAATAAATCTAGAACAATACTCTTGGATTTTAACATATTCATCTGGGTGGTTTTTCATAAACCACTCTTTTTTACTTTTATATCCCGATTTATTATCCTGTAAAAAAAAATTAATATTCATGCTTGCAAATATAAACAATTTTTTCTTAAAAACAAATAAGGGCTTTATGTATTTTTTTTGAATACATAAAACCCTTATCATAAATCTTTGAAACCCTTACTGGTATTGATTTTCAATACACCAATATACAACGATCAGGCTGAATATTTATAGTTATTTCTGCAATATCATCAGAACTATAGTCCAATGATCCAAAATCACCACTAGTTATAAAACATCCTTGAAGAACCCATTTTTCAACAACAACGCCAACTGGGTCTAACATCTCTAATTCAATATCCTTCTTATACCCTGCAGCATAACCCATTCTACCAGTAACGGATTCAGCATGTAATCTTATCCATTCCATTAAAGCTTGAGCGGCTGATGGGCCGATAGGGTCTTTAAAAGTTATATCCATTGCATCCCATGTAAATCTACCAGCAACAAATGTTGAGGTATTTAAAAATGGAATTTCAACTGAATTAATTGAAATTTTAGGTCTTGAGGCGGTTGTCACAAACCACTCATTTATTCCCAATGAACTTGGAAAACGGACAATAAAACGATTTTGTCTTTTTGGCTCGTAAGGAACGGGCATTTTCATTAAAAGATTTGCCATATATTTATATTAAATTAGATTGATTTTATTTTTGTTAATTTTAATTTTGTTTTTAGCATAAAATTATGTATATTTGCTACTTAGTAATAAATAGTCCTACTTTGAATAAAGTTATAGATTATAAAAATTTTTTCTTAACTGATAATAAATCGGGGTGGAAATGTGTTGAAAAAAAATTAGCTAATAAACATATTGATATTGCTAATGATATCAACAATTTCATTGAGATACATAATTTACCAAACAATATTACATTTAAAAATAAAATTTGGTTTTATATTAATAATATAACATCCATACCTTTATGTCAAAATTGTGGAAAAGAATTAACTTTTGGTAGATCCTTAACTGAAGGATATGGTAATTATTGTTCATTACTTTGTACCAACACATCAGAAAAACATAAAATAAGCGTATTAGAGACAAATAAAGTTAAGTTTGGTGGTAATACACCATTTTCATCTGAAGAAGTCCGTAATAAGGCTAAAAACACGTTAATTGAGCTATACGGTGTTGATAATGCAATGCTAATGGAAGGGTCTAAACAAAAATTAAAAGATTTATGTTTAAAAAAACATGGTGTTGAGTATCCAGCACAAAGTTTATCGATAAAAAACAACAATTGGTTTGATAAGATTAAAAATGAAAATAATTTTGTGTCGGTTAAAACTGATGAAATTGAACATTTTTGTTCTTCGTGCAATAAAATCAGTACTATTAGTAATTTACTGTTTAATTACCGTAAAAGGAATAATATTAACTTTTGTACCAACTGTCAACCAAAATATCTTTCATCATTAAATAGTAAAATAACTGATTTATTGGATAAATATAATATTCAATACAAAACAAATACTAGAAAGGTAATTAAACCATTAGAAATTGATATTTTAGTACCAGATAAAAAAATCGGTATTGAGTTGAACGGTTTATACTGGCACTCAGAACTCTTTAAAGATTCTAAATACCATTTAAATAAAACTGTTCAATGTGAAAATAAGGAAATTGAGTTACTTCACATATTTGAAGATGAACTTTTAATGAAGAATGAAATTGTTAACTCAATGATTTTATATAAGTTAGGTATAACTCAAAATAAAATTTATGCTAGAAAATGTGTTATTAAAGAAATAAGTACAGAAATGTATAGAATTTTCTTAAATTTAAACCATATTCAGGGTTATGCACATAGTAAAATTAAAATTGGTTTATTTTTTAATAATAATTTGGTGGCTGTTTCTGGTTTTTCTGGATATCGTAGGGCTCTAGGTAGAAAAACTGTTGAGAATGAATATGAATTAATAAGATATTCAACAATTTTAAATACCTCAGTTATCGGTGGATTTAGTAAACTATTGAATTATTTTGAAAAAACATATAATCCAGAAAAGTTGATATCCTATGCTAATAGAAGATATTCAAAAGGTAATTTATATCTAGTTAATGGTTTTAATTTTGTTAAAAATACCAAACCAAACTTTTTTTATATAATAAATAACAAAAGAGAGGATAGATTTAAATATAAAAAATCAAATTTAGGTAAAATTGAAGTTTCTGCTGAAAAACATATGCAGAGTTTATCTATATATAAAATCTATGATTGTGGTTCAAAATTGTATGAAAAACAATATTTAACAAAAAAATGACAAAAAGTTATCAACATTTACTTGACTTCATCAAATTTATTTTTTAATATTGAATTCCCCTATAATATAGAGTTCTAATATCGAGTTCGAACTTGGATATTTTGGTTTCTTAATGGTTTTTTTAAATAATAGTTCTAATATAGAGTTCTAATAGTTTCTTTTCTTTGTTACTTTCTTTTCTTTGTTACAAAAAAAATGAGCTTGGTTCAATACCAAACTCATTCTGTATTTAAAATTTCAATTATTTTAAGAAAGATTGTCAAAAGAAACACTAGTTGGTGTTACTGTGAATTCTAACTCAATTACCTCTAAACTTGGTGTAGGTTTTAAGAAAATTTTACCAGTTAATGTATCTCTATCAGAGTCAATATTATCACTTGATAAAGCAACTCTAAAATCAGTTAAACCTCTTTCTTTTCTTATATTTTCCAATATAGGATTTACGGCTGAAAGGAATTGACTTCTTATTTGTCCATCATTCGGATCAAAAAGTAATCTATTTGATACTGAAATGATCAATCTTCTAGCTTGTAACAATAATCGTCTAATATTCAATTTATTTGCAGCACTATCTTTTATTTGCAAGTTACGATTACCCCAAATAACCACACCCACATCAGCAAACGTTGCTAAAGGATTAATTCTACCTGGATCCAATATATCTCTTGATTCTTGATCTAACTGTATACGTGTTCTAATACAATTAACAATACCACGTTCATAACCAGCTGTTGCGAACCAAGGGAATGCAATATTATCTGTAAATGCTAGGTTTTTTACAACTTCAGCTGTTGGCGGTATGAAAACATTAGCATTGTTTTCATTATCTGAAATTTGAATGTATGGATAGTATACTG